CCTAGAAACTTTTAATGGAGGTTCGATAAAAGATGCGGTTCTTGGCTTTGTACAGAATTTTGCAATGACCTTACAAAAGTCAGTTACGGATGCTTTAGTTACCTCATTAATCGAATCTGCCGGAATAGAGAATGCTATAAAAACGTTTACAGATAATATATTTGCGTCTTTAGCTTCTAGAGGTGCTCCAGGAGCTGCGGGAGGTGCAGGTGGTGGTGGAATATTTTCTTTTATTACTTCTGCAGTTAGTAGTATATTTGGAGGACCAACGGGAGGCGCTATGTCTGCACGATACGGTGGTGTCCTTTCTGCACGAAATGGCTTTTACGGCAATATGTATTCTGAAGGAGGAATAGCAAGAGGTAGAGATTCCGGATATCCTGCAATCTTACACGGTACTGAAGCTGTAGTGCCTTTGCCTGATGGTAAAAAGATTCCCGTACAAATGAAAGGATCGTCTGGGAATGTAAATAATGTTTCTATCAGTGTCAATGTTGATAAAAGTGGTCAAACATCTACTAGTGCTAGCAACGACAATAGTGACGCTACTACGAGTGCTTTTGCTGAAGTTTTATCAAGAGCTGTCCAAGAAGAGTTAAAAATACAGACAAGAGAAGGAGGACTTCTTAATAGGTAGTTAATATTATGGCAACTGGATTTACTATACTTCAATCAGAAAGCTACAACGAAACTGGATCAGATATTCAAGTTATCCCTGATAATACTATGCGCCGGGAAAGTACTCCCCAGGTTTTAACAGCTTTTTTTGGTGATGGATACGAGCAAAGAGCCTCCAATGGAATAAACTCTTTAAGGGAAGATTACTCAGTTCAATTCAGTACTAGACAAAAATCAGAGATAGATAACATAATAAATTTTTTTGATGATAAAAAAGGTATAACTGCCTTTAACTTCACTGTACCAGACACTAATTCATTGGGTAATGAAAGTACTATAAAAGTAGTTTGTCAAAACTATACTACTTCTTTTGATAATTCTAACTTTTATAGTTGTAGTGCTACTTTTAGAAGAGTATATGAATCATGACAAACTTAATTGCTACAGACGCGTCTACTCAGGAGTTAGGTACTTTACTATATTTTTATGATATAGAGATAAGTAGTAGTGTGACGCTTAGATATCATTCAGGCTTATTTACCTCTTTAGCAACTGTTACTTGGTATGATTATAATAGTCCATATAATCAGGTAAGCTATTCAGCAATGCCTATAAAAGGGCTAGGACAGCATAGAACTTCTATGGGATCTCCTGAAAGACCTTCTTTATCAATAGGAATTTTAGCTACTACATTTTCTTCTGATTTAGCCTCTGCAAATATCTATAACTTTGGAGATTTGTTAGGTAAAAAAGTTACTATCAGAACTACTCTAGAGAAGTACATTACAGGAGGATCTCTTGATTCGGGTTCCGGTAGCGCTCCTATAGAATTCCCTAAAGTAACGTTTTTAATAGAAAGCATAGCTCAGTTAGATAGAGAAACTATAGTATATGAATTAACTTCTCCTTTTGACACTCAAGGAATAACTATACCACATAGAAAAGCTACTGCTAATTTATGTTCTTGGATTTACAAAGGAGCCAACATAGCCAATGTCGGGTCTGAATACTCTGCATGCTATTGGCCTGTTGAGGGTAGCTGGAATATAGAGTCTGGCGGCGTACTAATTGATTGTAGCGTATATTTTAATGCTGAAGATGAGCCAGTTATAGGATCCGACGTAACGTTTACTACATATAGTTCTGGAGCTATAACAAAGAATACTTTATATAAAACAGTAACTTCTGAAGTAAGAATTAATGCTGATGGGTCTACAAGTACGGTAAATGTAAATAATTACTGGCAAGCTAGGCTAGATTCTTCATCTCCAGGAACTCCTAGTAGTACAAATGCGTCTTTTAGAAGAGTTAGGGTATATCAAACCTATAGCAGCTCAGTCACCTATTATGTATATAAAGACACTCAGCATAATGACTATGTTAGAGCTACAGATGGTAGTAATAAAATTTGGAAAGCAGGTACCACGATTCAGGGAGAATCTCCAGGATTTAATGCTTTTTGGTCCAATGGCGATGTATGTGGAAAAAAACTAAATTCATGTGCAGTTCGTTATGGATTCAAGAGAGTCGGCTCCACGTCAGGAACTACAGTAGTACCTGATATAGATACAGATACTACTTCAATACTTCCTTTTGGCGGATTTCCGGGACTAGCAAAGAAACTAATGCGATGATAGATTTAGACTTAATAAAAGAACATTTTGATTCTGTATATCCTGAAGAGGGTTGCGGCCTTATAATAAAAGGCAGCGAAGAAGACCTTATTTGGGTTCCTAGCAGGAATATCGCAGAAGACCCTATGAACTCTTTTGAAATAGAGGAGGACATTTATGTGTATCATTTTTGTCATTCTAAAATAGAAGCTATTGTACACAATCACGTAGATAGCGATAGTAAGCCTAGTGAGTTAGATATAGCCGCATGCCAAGCATTAGATATCCCTTACTGGATTTTTAGTTATCCAAAAATGAAACTCACAGTAGTTTACCCGGAGAAATAAATGAGTACTAGATTAGATATTAGTAGAAAAAGATCAACACACCCCGCATACTTAGATTCTGTACATAAGTTTGGATCAAATCCTGCAGTAGGAATATCTCCTGAAACTGTCTGGTCTCAAGGGGGTTTGTATCCTTGGGCATCTTTTCCTGATACTATATACATAACAGGAACGGATGTAGGAAATGTTGAAATCTCAGGACTAGATACTGACTATAATGAATATACAGAAACAGTTGCTATAGGTACTAACAGTGCGCAAAGTTTTTCCAGAATTTTTAGGATGACAGCTGACATTGTGAATTCTGCAGCCATTTATGCTAGGGCAGGTAGTAATGCAGGAACTGTAGTGGCTACTATAGATACAGGAAAGGCCCAGACTCTAATGGCGATTTATACAATACCTAAGGATAAAGTCGGGTATCTAGTGAGGTATACTGTAGGCTGTGGCACTAATGATCGTATTTTAACTGAAATGTTTACCAGAGAATCTGGATCAGTTTTTCGAATAAAAAGCGAAATGTTTATCCTAGAAAATACCATAACTCAAGATTTCTTTGCTCCGATCAGACTAGAAGAGAAAACAGACATAGATTTTAGGGCAACGGCAAATCAAGGTTCTAATAATAAAGTAATACTAAATTTTGATTTAATTTTAGAGAATTCATAATGAAGAGAACCATATTTTTCACTGGAGAAATGAAAGAGAAGTTTGGTGATAAGATCGTTTTAGACAGCGATAGTCTTCAAGACGTCGTAAAAGGTGTAGAGGCAAATAGACCTGGATTTAGATTATACTTAGTGTCTTTAGCGGACAGAGGTCTTGACCTAAGAGCCTATAATGCTGGAAAGATTCTTTCTAAAGAACAAGCTCCTTTATTTCCTTTAAAAGACGGAGACGTTATATTAAGCGTTGCGCCTGTAGGGGAAGGATTGGGAGATCTATGGAAAAGTGTAGTCGGAGTTTTTACTACTATTATTGGAGTCGTAATCAGTCCTTTTGCACCTACCGTAGGAATGTTCCTTATAGGGCAAGGCATAGGAATGGTCGCTCAGGGAATTGCCGAATACTTAGCACCAGACCCTATTGAAATCGAAGAAGGTGAAGAGTCTTACTTATTTAGTGGGCCTAACAATAGATTTTTATCTGGAAAAACCTTACCCGTTATATATGGAGAGCTTAGAGTTGGAGGATTTCCTATGAATGTACAAATAGTCACACAACCTTTTGACGCCGTTGAAACTCATATGGACTCAGAGGGTAATATATATGCGGGGAGAGCCTAATGCCTAGTGGAAAAAGAATTAGTAAGTTTGATGGTAAAGCTATAGACAATCTTACAGGAGAAAATTCTCGCCAAACTATATCAATATGGGATGCTATATGTGAAGGCCCTATAGAAGGTCTGGTAGATGGGAATGCGTCCGTATTTTTAGATAATGACCCTATTGTGGAGGTCGGCGATATTGGTTATGTTACTAAAACTCCGGATTATGGTACTTCTATTACTTTAACAAATGGAAGTAAAAATGCGACAGTAACATCTTCAACAACTCTGGCTAACGCAGTAGGCAGAGTTTTAGTTATAGATAAAGCAAAACTTTTGACCGGATTGAGCGGAACAATTAAAAGTTCTACTATTACAATTAGTGGAGGAGCTCCAGACGAAATTGACGATACTGTTCCAGGAAGTCCTTTTACGAGTAACTTTATTACAATAGACGCAAGTTCTCCCACTGGTGGCTCTATGAAATTTCGTGTGACAAATAGGATTAATAGTACAAGTGTTTCAACAGGTCGTTGGTTGTATAATTCCTTTTCTAATAAGAGCGGATCTATGAGTTATCAAGTAAAAGTAGAAAGTGTCTCTGGCAACTCAACCTTAGTTTTGACAGAAAACTGGCCTTTTACTACAGGTACATATGAACTTACTCAAGGCACCGAAACTATAATTAATCCTACGTCTGTATCTGATTATAGAAAACCTCACGGAAATACTAAGAAAGTAAGTAGAAGTACTGTACAGTTTAGAACAGGTAGCATAGATCAAGAGCCAATAAAAGAAATTGGAGCTCTACAAGGTAGCTCAGTAAGTAAAACCACTGGACTTAATAGAGTTCTTGAGTTACACTCAGACTATTTTCAGTATTTTGCAGATGTAAATACAACGAAAAAGTTATCGGAACATACAGAAACTCAAGGGTCAGATTCCACTTATATATTGGATAGTGTATCTGATCTAGGATTACTTAACTCAAATGAAGTTGATGAAATAATTCTGTCTTTTCAATATCAGTCTCTAACCAGTAGGGACTATAAGAGAGGTACAATGCAAGATGGCTATTCTGCTTTTATTGTAGATTTTTCCTATAGCAGGGACGGAGGTAGTACGTATACAGATGTAACATTGCCTGTCATTGAGCATAGATACCGAGCTCTACAAGGATTTGCAGTAGATGAATCTATAAATCTCGAAACATTTCAACCCTACGATAGATGGAAAGTTAAGGTAAAAAGATTAACAGCTTCTAGTGGCGCAGCATATGATCCAGGAAATTGGGAAGGAAAACCTATTTCTAATTATGACCCTAGTGGTAAGCGAGATCCTAATACTGTACTAACGCACTGGAGGTTGGCAGCAAGTTGTAAGTTATCTACTATTACTTCTATAATTAAAAACAAACTAAGCTATCCCTATACAGCGTATGCTGCAGTAACTTTTGACTCAAAAAGTTTTCCCTCGATGCCTCAGAGGTCTTATCTTATACGAGGTAAAAAAGTAAAAGTACCCGCAAATTATGTGACTAGGGAAGAAGCCTCTACTGGAGTAGCTTCGTACACAAGAGACTCTAACGGGGATATACAATCGTCTTATCAAGATTGGGATGGGTCTTTTAGAGAAGGAGTGTATACTAATAATCCTGCTTGGATTTTGTATGATTTAATAAATAGTAAAAGATATGGATTAGGAAGATTTGTGTCTGATGTAGACAAATGGTCTTTCTTTAGAGTTGGTAAGTATTGTGATGAGCTAGTACCTGATGGTAAGGGCGGAGAAGAACCAAGATATACTTGTAATTTAGCGTTACAGAAAGAGTCTCCCGCTAGAAAGACTGTTAGAGACTTAGCTACAAATTTTTTAGGATTACTACATTGGCTCAATGGTGAAATGTATTTAACTGCAGATCAACCTTCGTCTCCTGTATATACTTTTGGACGAGGAAACGTACATGAAGGAAAATTTTCTTACTCATCTACGGAATTTAAGCAACGGCCAAATCAATATGTAGTTATATGGAACAATCCTGAGTTAGACTTCCAACAAGATTTTGTTTTAGTAGAGGATACTGAAAATATAATTGAGAGTGGAATAGTTTTAAGCAAGCAAACTGTTGCTTTTGGCTGTACTTCCAGATCTCAGGCAGAAAGATATGGTAGATGGAGATTATTTACCGACAGGCTGCAGACTAGAAGTATTTCGTTCTTAACATCTGTTAATGCCTCTATGATAAATCCAGGAGACATTATAGCGGTTCAGGATGCTGGACTCGATAAGGTAGAATTATCCGGACGAATATCCAGTACAGGAACTGTTAATGCTACTACGGTAGCTTTAGATAGAAATGTAACTCTTGAGGCAGATCACACTTATACTTTGAATGTACTGTTCTTCTCTCCAGCAGCTATTTTGATAGATGACTCAGCAACAGTAAACTCAGTTGCCTATGTTAAAGGAGATATAATTCTTACTACTAATAATGGAAGTGCCCTAACTGAAGAGAATGTTAATAATTTAACTGATGAGGCAGACAGTAATAGATCTATAAATGTTAATTGGAAGCCAGATACCCATGTTCAGTCTAAGGTAGTGTCTACAAGTCCCGGTACGGTAGACTCTTTATCTGTTCCTAGTTTTTCTACTGCCCCTACTAGAGGTAGCATGTGGACTTTAACTGCTAGAAATAATAATATAGTTCAGTCTGCTTCTAGTAAGGACTATCTAGTAGTTTCTGTAAAGCAACAAGATTATTTAGTCTGGAGTGTAACAGCAGTAGAACACTTTAACTCAAAATTTGGCTCCGTAGAGAGTAACTTTAATTTAGTATTAGAAGATGAGGATTTTAAAGGTCCGTCCAGTACCGATATAATCCCAACAGTATCCAATCTTCTTCTAGCTTTCACAAACGAATAGGAAAAACTTATGTCAATAATAGATAATTTTATAGTAGTAACGTGGGATCCACCAAGCAGTATTACTAATGCGGGCGAAACGTATGCTGATGTTGCATCTTATGAGATTGTACACACTATACCTAATTTTGCTAGTCCAGTAAAAGTGTCTAGGGCCTCTACCGAGTTTACATTTGAAGGAGTTCCTACAGGTACTTATAATATATCTGTTCGAGTAGTAAATGTTTTAGGGAAAAAATCCCCTTTTGTTACTAAAAGTATTAGTACTACTAGCGATGAAGAATCTTCTAGAACTCTCTTAAATATACCGAGAGGGGGCAGCCTAAATACAGGTATCTATCTAGATAAGAGCAATAATGGATTAGTTAAGTTAGTTAATGATGACTACGTATTTACTCCTCCTAGTCGAGATCTAAATGATTCCGTAACTATAGAAAACGGTACTACTGCTCAGACACAGCAACAATTTTCTTTATCAAATGGAGAGGATGCTTATTTATACTTTGACTACAGCCTAGCAGCTTCAGATCCACTAAAAGCTGTTGAATTTTTTGAATACGGAACTTCAGAAGTAACTTGGATAAAAGAACTTACGGACTCTACAGGGGTAACTGCTATATCAGGTACCGTAAGCCTAGCTGCTAGCAAAAGTACTGTTACAGGCAGCGGCACTTCCTTTACTACAGATTTTGAGGTCGGTGAATACTTATTAATTGACACTAGTTTCGGAGCTAGAATTACAGACATAGTAAGCGACACCCAAATAGAGATAAGCAAAACTCGTGATACGGCATTTTCTGGAGCTACTGCGTATGCTTTTTCCATAGAAATAGATCACGTGTTAGATTCACTACTAGCTAGAATATATAGAACTGGAGGGGAATATTATTTAGAGGGTCAATCCGTTATGGACTCCGCCGGAGCCGCAGGTCTAAGCACAAGAGACGTAGAAGGCATACTATATTATACTGCTACTGGTCCTGCAGGACCTTCAGGCCCCGCCAGTCCTACGAGCTCTACAACATACTCTTACGATTTTGACGATTCTACTTTTAATAATGTTGCTACCGGGTGGTCTCATGTACCTCCTGTTATTGATGGAGATTCTCCTCTGCCTATATGGGGTTCAAGGTACTATGTTTACGATAAGATAAATGATAATCAGTCAGTAAAATTTAGCCCTACATTTAAAGCTATTTCTACTATAAATTTAGACAAGAAAAATGTAACTAGCTTTTTATTTTATACCCCTTCTTCGGCCAATCCACCTACAAAGCCTGCCAGTGGAAACACTAATACGTATGACTTTTTTACGGGTACATTTGGCACTGTTTTAACTAACTGGTCGCATGAGCCTCCATCGCTGGATGCTGCTTCAGATGATCCTTTCTGGGCAACAAAGTTCACTGTAGTACAAAATGGAGCAGGAGAGCAGACTATTGCTTTCAGTGATTCATTTGAATGGTTTGACTTACAAGGTCTGGCGGATGTTGCAACTTCTGGGGATTTTACAGATCTTCTCAATATTCCAGATGGAACCGGAGTAAGCTACGACCCTGCGGGAAATACTTTTGATTTAGATATTAATGAGCTTACTACAGAGACAGCTTTTGAAAGCACAGATTTACTAGCAGTATATGATGTTGACGCAAACGCAGTAGTTAAAGGTACAGTATACGATGTGGCTTTAGCAGGCCCTACAGGTTTAACAGGTGCTCAAGGGGCTACAGGTCCCTCTGGAGCCCAGGGTACTCCCGGTGCTACTGGAGCCGAGGGTGCTCAAGGGCCTGCTGGTGCGGATGGTGCTGATGGTGTTGATGGTGCTGATGGTGCTGATGGTGCTGATGGCCCTGCAGGACCTACCGGAGCAGATTCTACTGTCCAGGGCCCTACTGGTCTTCCCGGCGTTACGGGAGCAGGAAATACTGGACCTACCGGACCGCAAGGTTCAACAGGGGCAGAGGGACCAGCAGGTAGTGACGCAAATACTACAGGACCCACAGGTCCCGCTGGTGCTGATGGTGCTGATGGTGCTGATGGTGCACAAGGGCCACAAGGACCACAAGGACCTGCAGGTCCTCAAGGAGATCAAGGTCCAACAGGAGCAGACGGAGCAGACGGAGCCCAGGGCCCTACAGGTCCCTCTGGAGCAACAGGCCCTACAGGAGCTAGCACAAGTGCGGGAGGCGCTACTACAGGAGGGACTTCTGATGTAGTTAAGAGTAGTTATGTATCAGAGCAAGTAACTTCTGTCGGTTGGCATACTATAGCTATAATACCTGGAACCGGAAGTTCTGGTGTGAGTAATCATAACCGGGGTACAGCTAAAATGGCCATGAGAGTTAGCGGTGCAGACGATTCTTACTACAATCAAAGCTTAGTATTTCATGTAACCTCTTTGCATGACAATAACAATACTGATGTCCAGTCTTCGGTTATAACTGTACTGCATTCTGTAAGACAGAGTAACACAAAATCAGAAGTTCCTATACTAAAGTTACGGATAAAAGAGAATGGAATCGCAGACGGTGCAGTGTTACAGGCTTACATAAATAGAACAGATGTTACGGTATACGCATATATTCTAGGTGATAATATTCAATACCAAGGGTGGACAATAAAAGATTTTATAGAGGATGCTACAGATCCTACTGCTGTAGCTAACTATAGCTCTATGACAGAAGTTACGTCCATTGACCTTATGGGTGTAAACAATGGAAACTTTGCAAGCAGTGAAATTTTATCCGCAGAACAGGTAGATTTAAAACTAGAGTTTGCCTCTGGTCCTAGCGGAGCAACGGGAATCCAAGCAGGATATCCTGTAGCAATACTAGACGGAGATCCTAGTAAAGTATCTCCGATAATAGATTCTACACTCGAAGGAGGGTACAGCACTACTCGTCCTGCGTATAGTTCAATGGAGAATTTAGGAGCTGGCAGCG